CAAATATTTTTTCTTTCACTATGTATCACTCCTCTCCAATATTAAATTTTTTTAACATTCCATAATCATCAATTAAATCTTCAAATTCTACATCTGTTAAACCAAATATTTCTATATATTCATAATCATAACAATAATCAACTATTATTCCATCTTCATCATATACTGTTCCCATATTGTCACCTATCCAGTTTCTTGTATTAAATGCCTGTTCGTTAGGATAATTTTCTTGTAAAAATATTTTTAATTTTTCTATTTTCTCTTCCATATTTACTCCTTTACTACTAAATTTGCTTTGATTAAATCGTATATTACACATAATTCATCACTGTATCTAACACAATCTTCAACAGGTTCTATGTATATACCTCCGTCATCTTCAAATATTACAATTCTTCCAAAAGTTACATTTTGAACGTATGCTTTTTGCGTGCCCCTTGCATATATTACTGATTCCATAAATCCAAACTTTTCAAGTTCTTTTAAATCTACATCATCTCTTATTTTTAACATATCTATTCTCCTCCTAGCCTCTATCATGTAAGCTAATATATAAATCATGATATTTAATCATAATACAAAAATACCAACTAAAATCTCCTGTTTCGTTTGAACTGCTTTCATTAATTAATACTACAAATTTTGTTCCTCTAGGTAAACATTCAACTAAAGTATATCTTTCAAATTCTCCACTTTTTCCTTTTACATAAATATTATTTTCTTTAAATGCTCTTTCTCCATCTTCTGCTTTTTCAATATTTACATCACGACTATCTATACAACTTTCTATTAAACCTTTAATTGTATTGTTTCTACTCATCTTCTCCTCCTACTATCTTTAATATTTCTAATATGTAGTATTCTTTATTAGGTTCTGCACCCCATTCTTCTTTGCCTTGTCCTACTCTTAATTTACACACACAGATCATTTGAGGAGCATTGTTTCCATATCCATTTCTAAATACTACCCTATAATAAATTTCTTTAAAATTTGGACATTCTAGTTCAATATTCAATTTTGCTATTTCATAATAATTTTCAAACCTTTTAGTCCAGTATGGCTTTATTTCTCTATATTCTTCCTTTTTCTCGCCACTTTTTATCATGTCAAACCATTTCTTTTTAATTGGTAATATTAACATTCTTCTTCTCCTACTTTATATATGGCAATCAACTATAATTAAATATTTGTCTTGATTTTCTGGTTTATTAATTGTTTCTGTGAATTTTTCTATAAATAATTTTTCGCTATCTCTTGTACTATCATTCATAGTCCACCAGCCCATTTTTCCTTTTTCGTACCAGCCTGTTTCATCTAATAATGCCCAACAATAAAATATACTTTCCATATTTGCATAATTTTCTTTGGTTCCATATCTTTTTATGTAATATTCCTTTTTATATAGCTCGAATTTAATATTTTCTTTTTCTTCTTCTGTTATTGGTTCTTTGCCTTCTACATAAATTTCCCAAAATCTAATTGCTTTGTTGTATGTATTTTTAAATTCAATAGCTTTTTTAAAGTCTATGTCTTTAATTTTTGCACCATCTACCCATTTATAACCTATTGGAGTTTCTTTTCTTAAATTGCTTCCTTGGTTTATTAAATCTTCTAAGCTAGTTTCTGATATTACATCCTCATTATCTTTTTTAGTTAACAACGAATTTCTCCATCTTCCACCTACTGAATACCAATCCCATTTCGAATTAGGATTATATGTACTTAATTCATTTCCATCTTCATCATATTGTTCATATTCATCTATCTCAGCTTGATATAATTCTTCATCAGTTTCTGCATTTATATATTTTAATTGCCAATCACTTAACTTTTTTCCTTCTTTTTGTTCCTTAAAAAAATCTTCTTTTCTCTTTTTTGCTTTTTCAATTATTTCTTTTTTTGTTCTTTCTATATATGGTTCTACTTCTAAATTTTCACTATAAGGAGCTAACATCTCCTCTATTTTATTTTTATCTGCTGTTATTACAGCTACTGTAAAATGGCTCATTATTCAGTACCTCCAAATTCATTATTTTTAATTTTTAAATTTTCTATCTCTATGTATAAGTCTTTGCAATTTTCTTCTAAATCGCTTATCATACTTCTTTGCATTTCTGTTATATCTTCTAATGCTTGTTTATCTTTCTTTAATGCTTCATATTTTACTGCTGTGTCCCATGCTTTAAAGCATATTATTAACGCTAATATTACTAGTATTGCTGTTATTATTGTTTGTGCTTTAAAATCTCTTTTTATTTCGTTTAATGTCTTGTCTTGAAGTATTTTTACTTCTTCATATTTCTTTGGTTTCATTTGTGTTCTCCTTTCTAATCAATTCTTATAAGTATCTTGCACCCTTTTTTATGTTTATATTTTTTCATCCTTTTTTCATACGCTTTTGTTGCATAATATGATATTGTATTTACTTTCACACCTATACATTTTGCTATCTCTTTTTTAGTGCCTTCGGTTATGAACTTATCTCCCTTGTATAGTGCATAAATACCTTCATTTTTTCTTTTCATCTTTCCTCTCCCTTGAACTTATTCAACACTCTCTGATTTCTTTTCCTCTTATATTCCTCGAACGCTTTTTGTTCTTCTAGTGTTGTTTCATAGACGGGTATTTCTATTACTTCCTCTGTTTTTGATTCTATTAATTCTACTTGTTTAATTCCCTTGGCTGTTAGTTCTGCTACTGCTATTTTGAATCCATAATCTAGCTGTCTTTTATGTTCTTGAAACATATCATTCATTTGTCTTTGTTTTTCTTTACTTTGTCTATTAAACCATTCGTGGTTTTCTGCTGATAATAATGCTCCATTTGCAACTGTTGCTTTTCCGTCCTTTTGATTTCTCTTGTATATGATGATAAGTTAATTGTTTCATTCTGTGATATTGTGCTTTACCGATATATTTTCTTTCCGTATCAGGTCTTAAATGTAGTTTTTCTATAAAGCACTCTTTGCCATATAATTTTATCAATGCTTCTTTTGCTTTTTTATTACTACTCATAGCCTTCTCCTTTGCTTCTTAAATCTCGTCTAGCTCTACAACAACTTTATCTGCTGTTCCGTATTGTTTAAAGAGTAACAAAGTAGTAACTTGATTATCATCTTTATAAGCTAGTCCATTTAATGCGTCTAGTATTATTTTTGCTATATTATCTATGTCTGGCTTATGCATATAGCCTTGTTCCCAGTCTATTAACTCTGCTCTTTTCTTTTTGCTTAATCTTCTAGGTGGCTCAAATACTGCTGTTATTTTCATTTTTATTTCTCTTTCGCTTGGTTCTACCTTGTATTTGTTTTTAAAGCTTAACTTCACTAAATCTTCATAATCTCTTGTTTTTTGTGGTGTATATGTACTATATTTTCCTAGCCTTGGTCTTCCCTTTCCTGTTGGCTTTCCTAATATTTCAAATTTCATATTTTCATTTGTTCTCCTTCCACTAGTTTAAATTTCAGTTGCTCTATTGTGAAATACTCACACTCTTCTACTCCTTTGAAGTTTTTATCTTCTAACTTATTACATCCTAAACATTTCTTGCATAATTCTGTCATAAGCTAGTCCTCTGGCATTTTATAGACCGTATTTTTTTGTCCTACAGCTTCACATTTATTAAATTTATACATATTTATTATTTCTGCTAATACTTCTTTTGCTCTTTCTTCTGTATCGTATTCGCCTAAATCATCATATAAACTATCTATTGTTTCAAATCTTATAAAATATGCGGTTTCTTCTTCGTCTTGTGTTATATATACTTGTGTTAAATTATCAAAATTAACTATCTTTTCTTTATCTTGACTTACTATTATCATAACTACCTCCTAAAATTTTATCTATTTCTTCTGCTATTCCCCACATATTTACCGTTATTCTTTTTTCTGCTAACATTTTCTTTGCACTTTCAATACTTATTTTTTTGTAGCAATAAAATTCTTTGCAAATTAGTGGTCTTGCTTTATAAATTAAGCATTTCTTGCCATTATAGTAGGGACAGCTTAATCTATTTTGCATTACTAATATTTGTGTTTGTGGTCTTATCTTGTTCTCAATTACGTATTTTTGTATTTCATTAATTTCTTTTTGTGTTACTGGCAGAAAGTTAGTACAACATTCTCCACATTTACTACAATTCCCACAAATTGAATTATCTGTTATTTTTACATTGCCTTCTGCAATATTTTTTATTATCTCTGTTATAGTTGTTTCCTTTAACATTTCTCTCTCCTTAATACTGCGTTATATGTTCCATGTTTTCTGCAATTATATCTGCTAAATAGTATCTCTTGTATTCTGTCTTTTCTCCAAATCTGTTTGTATTGCTTTCCCATTCGCTCTTAAACTCGTAGCCCTCTTTTTTGAGCTGGTCTATTCTTGCTCCTAGCTGTGTTATTCCTAAGTCTGCGTATGCTTCCCAGCTAGATATTGAACCAAATTCTCGTATGTAATTTATAATTCTATCTTTTTGTGCTATTTTCATAAATTACCCTCCTTCTGGTAAAGTAAATTTATTTGCTAAGCCTTCCATCATTTCTTTCATTGGCTCTGGTAATAATCTTTCTTCTTTATCTCGTTGTACTAAAATGTCATATTGTTTTAAAAACTGCCCTTTTGTAACTGTGTTTATTGTTTCCATGTCTACCATTGCTAATTGTTTTACTTGATTTACACTTCCAAAAAATCTCTTAACTTCTGGGCTATAATTATTAAATTGTTCCTCGGTCATATAAAGACCATTGCTTATCATTCCAATTGCTTCGTTCCATGCCTCTATTCCTGTTTTCTTTGTTGTTGGATTTATTAGCTCTATTGCATTTTTCCTTACTTCATGTATTGTTGGTGGGTAAGGGCTTTCTATTATTGTTTTCTTTACCGCTTGTAAGACTATATTGTAATCTAACTCCCCTAAACATTCATACCAAGTATTTAGCATTAGTTCTTTTTGTTGTTGTGATTTGTTTGCAATAGTTTCATAGTTACCAGCTAAAAGAGTTATTATTTGCACCATTTCTGTCCTGCTCATCTTTTTCTTTTGCCTCCTTCCATAAATCTATAAATCCGTCCATTTTGTCCCTTTTTTTGTTATTATATTTTCCCTCCAGTATGGAGACTGCCTTGTCTGGTCTTATCATAAAGTCGAAGTCTGCTTTCCAGTTTCTATCGTTATCTCCTATAAGAAAATCTGTATTATTGGCTAGTATGCAAACTTCTATAAATTGCTGTGGTGTAATTTCTTTTAACAGCTTATTTATCGCTATTTTTCGTTTAGAAGTGAGCTTTTGAACTCGAGGAAGGTTTGGGCAATAGGAATTGTAAATTCCTATAATGTTATTATATTTATCTTTTACTTCTACTTTTTCATCTTCATTTACATCTACTTTTACATTATCATTTACTTCTTCATTTACATTATCAGTTATTTTTGTTATACCGTGTTATATCATTTATAACATTGTTATTTTTGTTATCTTCTGTTATAACTTCGTTATTTTTGTTATTCCATCTATTAGCCATACCTTTCTTGCCTGCTTTACTTCTTTTATTCTTTGTGCCTTCCCATTTATCTCTGTCTCTATCTAATTGTGCTTTTATAAACGAGAAAGCCATTTTCAATGTACCTTCTAGTTTAGGTTCTTGTTTCGTTTTTTCATACTGCATTATCGCTCTCATAAGTTGTCCTAATTCTTCATCTGTTAATAAATTAAATTGTTCTTCATAGTCTAAATACATTAGAAAACTAACTTTCTCCATACACTTTCTCCTTTCGTAAAATTAAAGGGCTAAAACTTATGTCTAGCCCTGCTGTTTATTTATTATCTATTTCTTTGTTTGCTCTTGCTTTTTCCATTTTCATCTTGTCGTTTTCTTTCTTTATCTTTTCATCATATAATGTGTTGTAAATTTTCTTATACATGTCTTTATCAATTATTTTTAACCACTTTTCAAAATCACCACAAAAGTCCCAATTATTTTTAATATCTAATTTATTACCATCTATTTTAAAATTTTCTAATAAAAATTCTTCTAATTTATTCTTAAACCATTTTTCGTTTTCATTTGGCACTCCTTTGCTTATAAGTTCTTTGTATTCTTCTGTTGATATTGTTACTTCATTTTTATTTGCCATTTTTCTTTCCTCCTATAAATAATTTTTCCCGTATCTTAATCTAAATTCTTCTTTTGTTTTATCGTAATATTCTTGCCAAGCCTTTTGAGCTATTGCTTTCAACCATTTCCATTGTTTAGGATTTAAGTGTATTGAATTATTATTTGTTCTGTGCTGATATGGTGTAATAAATATTACTAATCCATCTTCAATTGATTTATCTCTGTTGCCTGTTCTACCTTCAAACACTTCATGTCTTTCACTCCCGTGGGAATCTTTCTGTTGAATAGAAAGGATTTTCAGGCATAATACTAAATTCTTTTTTCATTTTCTATATACCTCAACTTTTCTATTTCACTTGGGGTCAATGTAGGTATTCCTAGTTGCTGTGCTTCTTGTATTACCCCATCCAAAAGTACTCTAAATTCGTTTTTGTCCATTTGAGAACTGCCTTCATATACTTTATATATTTTGAAATTTACTCCGCTTATTTTGGCTTCTCGTTCGGAATCGTAGTATTTAAAAAACTTTGATACATCTATATCGGCTCTTATTGTTACTAACATTGATTGCGAATAATCTTTTATCATTTTTAGATATGTATCATCTTTTGATAAATTCATTTTATTTGCAATTTCATTGATTAAGCTCCACATATAAGCGTTTTGTGTTAGTGTTCTCTTTTCTTTATGTTCTTTTACTTCAAATAGCTTGTCTCTCTTTTGATTAAACAACCATTTCACTAATGTTTCTGCTGTCCCTATCATAGAATCCTCCTAGAATGGTAATTGCTCATTTGATACAAACTCGTCTTTAGATTCTTGTTCAAATTTCATAACTACTATTTTGGGCTTTGCTATTCCATCTTTGTTTTTATAAAAACTCATAAAACTTTCTAGTATTGTTATGTCTGTTTGGTTCTCTATTACTGTGCCTTTGGGAAATTGCACTGTAATGTACATTTTTTCGTATGTTCCATCTAAGTTTCTATTACTAATACTTGTACTATAAGCTGTCTTTCCGTCTATTTCTTTTGCAAATATTCTTGTTGTTCCCACTAATTGTAAATTCTGTTTCATTTAATCTTCCTTTCTTGGAAATGTTCCATTTTTTAAACACTCCATTAATATTTTTAATTTTGGTAAATACTCATTATTTATAAAATTGTCATCATAATCTACTTTGTGAAATTTAATTCTGTCTATATCTATCTCATTAAAGTAATTTTTATAGTCACTTTCTTGTAGTGCGTATGAAACTATATATAAATTTCTAGTATTGTATGCGTACATTTCTACTTGTGCTTGTCTCCAATATTGTTTTGATACTTTAAATTCTTTGTCTATATTGTGTGTTTTTATTTCATAAATACAATCCTTTGTATTTCCATCTAGATTTACTCTTAATCTGTCTATTATTATTTGTTTATCAAACTCTAGTTCTGGAATATTCAATGCTGATAAAATTTTGTGTTCATAGTTGTTTCCTGCTTTTGTTGCTTCATTGCTAAAATTATTTTTATTTAACGCTAGTTTTTCAAGCCACCAGTTTTCAAAAGACTTTGTTGCCCAATTTCCTACCACAAAACTTGTATCACTTGCACCTATAAAGCCACTCCTATCTTGACTTTGTATCAATATTTGATAAGTCCTTTTCAAAATTGCTTAAAGTATCAAAATAACTAAATATTGCTTTTACTTCATCCTCTGTTTTATGTAGCTTTTCTGCGATTTCTTTTGTTGTTAAACCATCTTTCATTTTTTGCGTATAAACTATTTGTACTCTTTCTTTTATTTTAAAAATATTGTGTTTATATATATCTGAATCTTCTACTTTTTCTATCTCTTCTTTACTTGCAATACTTGTTTCTGCTCCAATTCCTAAAACTCCTAATGCTCTACCTATTGCAGAAGTTTCACAATTTTCAATATAGCTTGTTTTATTTATGTAACTAGCTCCTTGTGTCTCAAAAGCGTGTCCTTTTGCTAAAATTTTTCCTGTTTCATCTTTTATTACTGCTTCCATTACACATACGCCATTCTCGTTAGATAATATTGAAGTTTCTATTGTTCCATTAGGGTATAATTGTCTAAATCCTAAAATTCTTTGATTAACTTCTGTGTAAGCTTTTCCTTTTATATCTGTTGTTTTTAATGTACTATTAATTTCTTGTAATTGTTTATATTCCATATTATCTTTCCTCCTTAAAAATACTATCTTCGTAATCTCTATCTTCTCTTTCTGCCCATACATCATCTGTTATACTATTTGATTTGTATTTATATTCTGGCATTACCATTGGATTTTCTACTGTTTCCATATTATTGCCCCTTTCCACAGTTGCTACAATAGTTGTCGTTTTCGTTTAATATCTTTCCACACTCTTTACAAACTTTAAAAGATGATTGAGATTTTTTTAATATAATTTCTTCTCCTCTTGTAAATATTTCTAACTTTGTTCCTTCTGATATTTTTAAATTTTTTCTTAATTCACTTGGTAAAACTATTCTTCCTAGCTCGTCCAATTTTCTTATAATTCCTGTACTTTTCATTTTACTTATTCCTTTCCTTGACTTTTTTTGAAAGAATCTGTATAATAAATATATGTGAATTTATACAAATTCTTATTTTGAAGTTATTTGTTTTGACCGACGATAACTTCTTTTATTTTGTCTACTACAATTACAGATGGTGTCTTATTTATTTCAGCTCGTCCTAAAATATTTTCAATTTCTTGTAGTTTTCTAAAATGTACTACTGCTCTTTGTTCTGCGTTATTTGCTTTTTCTTTTAATTTTTTCTTTGTTTCCATATTTCTCAACTCCTTTCTTTACTTAATTAAATAAGCTATAAACATTACGTCATATACTAATGCTAGAAAAATCATACATTCTGCTTTTAATATGTTTATTGCTAATTTTGCTTTGTTTATTTTATGTTTTTTCATTTGTGATCACTTCCTTTCTAAACTACTCTGTTCATTTCTAAATTGATTTTTCTTTTTTGAAAATCTACATTTATTGTTTTGGATTTTGTTTTTCTTTTTATAGGTTTTATTTCTAAAGTATCTTGTGCCACTTCTTTTTGTATTTCAACAAATTCTTTTACGTCTTTAGGGTCAAATCTTTTATCTCTAGTTCCGAATAGGAACATATTTAAGTCCTTGTTGTATGAATTTATTTATTGTTCTTGTGTCTTTTACTTTAAAATAAACTTTTACTTCTTCTATTGTTAATAAGTTTTGTTCCATTTCAGCCTCCTTGTTTTGTCAGTTTTACTGAACTTTGAAATTAAAAAATTTTCTTGGAGATTTCCCTAGTATTCTAGATATATTATTTATGTTAGATATTTTAGGTTCTGAAATTCCATTTTCAATATTGTAATATGTAACTTTACTTTTAAAACCTAGTAGTTTAGCCATATCTATAATAGTCAACCCTTTATTCTTTCTTTCTCTTTTAAGTTCTTCTGTATATACATACTGACTGTATTGGTTCATTTCCGCACCTCCTTAGTTTTGTTTTACTGTACTTATTATATCAGAATAGCTGAACTTGTCAATAGTTTTTTAAAAAAAGTTTTTAAAGGCTGAACTATTCTTAGAAACTGTAAGAAAAAATTTTTTAAGCTGTTTACTTTTTCTGAACTATATGTTAAAATACTTTTAGGAGTGATTTAAAATGATTGAAGAAAAACCTATTATAGCTGAACGTATAAAATTTTTAAGAAAAGAAAAATGCTATACTCAAGAACAACTTGCAGAATTATTAGGTTTAAACGCAAAATCAAGTATTGCTAATTATGAAAGCGGGGCAAATGCTCCTAGTGACGAAATAAAATCTAAAATGTGCGAGCTGTTCGGTTGTTCTATGGATTATTTAATGGGAAAGAGTAATTTTAGAACTAATGCTGAGGAACTAACTAATTATTTAAACATAGAAATAAAAGATGATTTAATTAAAAATCTAAAAGCTTTAGAACTTGATAAGTCAGATTTAGAAAAAGCAATAACAGCTTTTGTAGAAAATTATATGGTACCCACAGATGAACTTAGTGTAAAAATATACGACATGGAAGATTCTTTGATTTATTTTGCTTATGAATTAATTACTAAATATTACTTTAAGTTAATAAACAAAGAATTATCAGTTTTAACAAATAATTCAGAATTATTAGCTGATAAACAAGCTTATTTCGAAAAAGCAGAACAATGTGCTTGGAATAAAATGAAGAGAATCTTAGAAGAAATAGATGAGAGTACAATAATCTCTAATTTAACTTCGGCAGAAAGAGCACATAAATTTATATCTAATTTAGAAACTACTTCTAAATATTATATGGTGCCAGTGTATCGGTCGTATTTCTGCAGGACAACCTAACTGGGTTGAAGAGTGCATTGAAGGAAGATTACCTATTGACCCAGAGTTGATGAATATTCTTAATCCAGAAGAGTGCTTTTTCCTTCGCGTAAATGGTGAAAGTATGAATAAAGTTATAAAAAATGGAGCTTATGCACTTATTAGAAAAACTGATGTTGTTGATGATGGAGATATAGCTGTTGTTTTAGTAAATGGCTATGATGCCACATTAAAAGTGTTTAATAGACAGGATGATTTTATTTTATTAGAGCCTATGAGTACAGATTCTTCTTTTAAAACTCAAGTATATGACAAAAATACAGAAATAAAAGTAATTGGGAAATATATTGGTAAAATGGAGATGAAATAAAATGAAACTTATTAAATATCTTGGGAATATATTATATTCATTAATATTGTTATTCATACTAATAAGTGGTATCTGTAATATGAGCACTTTTCTTGGACATTTAGGTATTGGATCCAGTGGTTTAAATTACATTATAACTATATCATTGTCAGCTTTTGCATTTTACATGTTTGCTCGTGATATTGATAATATTTATAAATCCAACGGAAAGAATGGAGATGAAATAAATTTAACTCATGTTAGAAGAAATATTGGAAACATTAAAAGAAATTAAGAATTTATTGTTACAAAAAGAAAATTACAATAAAGATATAGAAATATTATTTGTAAAAGATGTTGCCAGATTATTAAAAATTAATCTTAACGAAGCAAATAAACTTTGGGACAGAGAAGACTTCCCTGGTATTAATATCGGTCATAAAAAAGTAGAGTATTCTGCTTTTTATAAGTGGTTACAAGAAAGAAGAGTATAAAGGAGGAAACTTAATGGCAGGAACAATGAGAAAAAGAGGAAAGAATAGTTACTTCCTTGAATATATGTGTGACGGAGAGAGATACAGTCAATCTGTTAAAGCTAATTCTCCTTCCGAAGCTAGAACAAAGTTAGCTTTATTTGTTGCAGAGGTTGAAAAAGGAACTTACAAAAGCAACTCTAATCTTACTTTTACTGAATTAGCTCAAATGTTTTTAGATAAGTATGCTAAAAATAATTTATCAGACACAACTATAATTAATTATAAATATCAACTTAATAAGCATATTCTTCCTGATATAGGTCACTATAAAATAAATAACCTTAAAAAGCTTCACGTTCAAGATTTGGCTAACAAACTATGTGAAGAATATAACTTGTCGTCTAAAACTATTAAAAACGATATAAAATTAATTTCGGCTATTTTAGAAAAGGGAATTGAATGGGAATTGCTTCAATCTAATGTTGCTCATAAAGTAGCTATTCCAAATAATAAAAATAAACCTAAAAAGGAACAAGAAATTTATAATAATGAAGAAATAAAAATATTGTTTAATGCTCTAGACAAAGCAGATGATCCTTTTAAAACTATGGTATACGTTTCTTTTTATACTGGTGCTAGACGTGGAGAAGTTTTAGCTTTGCGTTGGGAAGATATCGATTTTCAAAATAATGTCATTCACATACAGCAAAATAAAGTTAGAACTGTTAATGGTACTACTTTTAAAGAAACAAAAAATAAACGTTCTCGAGAATTTGTTGCACCAGAAGTGCTAATAAAAAAATTAAAAGAGTTTTATAATAACCAAGACAAAAAAGAATTGTTATTCAACATATATCCATCTACGTATAGCAGGCAATGGTCTAAATTTGTTAAGGCTAATAATTTAAAATATATCACTTTACATGATTTAAGGCATACTAATGGAAGTTTACTAGCTTCTAAAGGTGTAGATATAGTTACAATAGCCAAAAGACTGGGGCATCTTCCTGCAACCGCTTCTGCTTATTATTTACATGCCGTTTCAGAAGAAGATAAAAAAGCTAGTCAAAAACTTGATAATTTATTTTAA